CCTTAATATGGCAACGGCTGGCGATCAAATTAATGGAGCGTTACGATTACTTGGCATTTTAGCCGAAGGCGAAACTCCATCTGCAGAGACATCACAAGATGCGCTATCTGCATTAAATCAAATGATAGATAGCTGGAATACAGAACGTCTAGCCGTATACAGTACGCAAGACCAAGTGTTTTCATGGCCACCTAACGTATTATCAAGAACATTAGGCCCTACAGGTGACTTTGTAGGCAATCGCCCTATTTTACTAGAAGATTCAACATATTTTAAAGACCCGTCAAACGGCATCTCTTTTGGTATCAAGTTTCTTAACCAACAACAATACAACGGTATTGCGGTTAAAACTGTAACGTCTACTTACCCACAAGTTATTTGGGTTAACATGTCTTACCCTAACGTTGAAATGTACGTCTATCCAAAACCTACGAAGGTATTGGAATGGCATTTTATTTCTGTTCAAGAAATATCACAGCCAGCTACATTAGCGACTGAATTATTCTTTCCACCAGGCTACTTACGTGCCTTTAAATATAACTTAGCTTGCGAGATAGCACCTGAGTTTGGTGTAGAGCCAAGCGCACAAGTATCACGCATTGCAATGGCGTCTAAGCGTAACTTGAAACGTATCAACAACCCTGACGATATTATGAGCTTGCCTTACAGCATTGTAGGCACTCGTCAACGCTACAATATCTTTGCAGGTAACTATTAATGAAAAGTCCTATCTTAGGTCAATCTTATGTAGCTCGGTCTATTAATGCTGCGGATAACCGCATGATTAATCTATTCCCTGAAGCTACCCCTGAGAACGGCTTAGAGATAGGCTATCTTAACCGTGCGCCTGGACTAACAACATTATGCACCGTAGGTACAGGCCCTATTAGAGGTCTGTGGGCGCATCAAACAAACGGTACAGATGCGTACTGCGTATCAGGTACAGGTTTCTATAAAATAAATACAAACTACACGTCAACGTATATCGGTGAAGTGTTAGGTACAGGGCCAGTCATATTTGCTGACAATGGTACACAGATATTTATTGCTGCTAACCCATTAGGTTACATCTACAACGAAGTAACCAACGTGTTTGCGCAGATTACTGATCCCGATTTCACAGGCGCGGGTACAGTATGTTATTTAGATGGGTATTTTGTCTACAACGAGCCTGACAGCCAAAAGATTTGGATTACACAGCTTCTTGATGGCACGTCAGTAGATCCGCTAGACTTTGCTAGTGCTGAAGGTTCACCTGACGGTGTAGTAGCGCTTAACACTATTCATCGTGAACTATGGGTGTTTGGTACAGATACAACTGAAGTGTGGTACGACTCAGGCGCGACAGACTTTCCGCTAATCCCTATTCAAGGTGCGTTTAACGAGACAGGCTGTCTTGCACCGTATTCAGTAGCCAAGCTAGATAACTCTCTCTTTTGGTTGGGTAACGACCCTCGCGGGTTTGGTGTAGTGTTTAGGTCTAACGGCTACGCAGCACAGCGCGTATCAACACATGCAGTAGAGTATGCGATACAAAACTACGGCACTATATCAGACGCTGTAGCGTACTCATACCAACAAGAAGGACATGCCTTCTATGTGATTAGTTTTCCTACCGCAAATGCCACATGGGTGTTTGACGTAGCGACAGGATCATGGCACGAACGTGCTAGTTTGGTTAACGGCGAGTTTGAACGTCATCGTTCAAACTGTCAATGTAACTTTCAATCAACAACCTTAGTTGGCGATTACGTCAACGGTAATATATATAAGTTTGACTTAGATGTGTATGCAGACAACAGCGCACCGCAGAAATGGCTACGATCATGGAGAGCGTTACCTAGCGGTAAAAACAATTTAAAACGTACAGCACAGCATAGCCTACAACTAGAGATTGAGTCAGGCGTAGGGTTAAACTTAGGTCAAGGTGACGACCCACAAGTAATGCTAAGATGGTCCGATGATGGCGGTCATACATGGTCTAACGAACATTGGAAGTCAATGGGTAAGATAGGTGAATATGGCTACCGTAACATTTGGCGTCGTCTAGGGATGACACAAAAGCTACGTGATCGTGTGTATGAAATTTCAGGAACTGATCCTGTTAAAGTAGCTATTATGGGCGCGGAGTTAATCCTAAATGGCACTAACGCCTAACTACACCCGCATACCTGCGCCTAGAGTCTCGCTTGTCGATCCTCAGACAGGCGTTGTTGCAAACGAATGGTTTAGGTTTTTTAATAACCTATACACGATTGCATACGCTGGAGCTAACACGACTACGCCAGGCACTTATGGCACCGTAGCTAGAATCCCTCAAATAACAATTGATGAGTTTGGGAATATAGTCGCTATTACAGATTTATTAGCGCAAATTGATGCAGCTCAGATTGTTAGCGGTATCATTAATACCGCCCGTATTCAAGGTGCGTACACAGGCATTACAGGCGTAGGTACACTAACGTTAGGTACATGGAACGCAACGCCAATTATAACAACTTATGGCGGTACAGGGCTAACAAGTTATGCAGTAGGTGATTTAAGCTATTACGCGTCAGGTACAGCGTTAAGTAAACTAGCCATAGGCACAAGTACCCATATACTTACTTCTAGCGGTACAGCCCCACAATGGACTGATCCAGCCACAATAACAGTAGGTAAAGCAACTAACCTTGTTGGCGGTGCGGCTAATCGTATTGCGTATCAGACTGCTGTAGATACCACTAGTTTTATTGTAGCGCCTACAGTTTCAAGCACATATTTAACTTGGGATGGCACCGCAATACAATGGGCCGCTGTCCCTTCTAGTATGGTCTACCCTGGTGCTGGCATCCCTAACTCTACTGGAACTGCTTGGGGTACATCTTATGGTGTATCAGGTACAGGTAGTGTTGCATTAACTTCAAGCCCAACATTTACAGGCACATTAAACGCTGCTGCAATTTCAGCTACAGGTACAGGTACTTTTGGTGGAAATATAAGTGCTACTGCTTCTGGGGCAACAGCCGTTGAGGGTGTATTTACTAATACAAATACAGGCACTACTGCAAGCGCTGGAGTTAGAGGTATAGCCAATAGTACGGGGTTTTGGCTACTTAGACAATATGGTACAGGCGTAACTGCGACTGTTTTTGGGCAAACACTTGCTAACTATGCTCTTTTAGCTTCAAGTGGGGCTTCAAGTAATGGCCTTATGCTTGGTTCTTTAACAGCAGACCCAGTTATTTTTGGTACAAATGACGTAGAACGTATGCGTATCCATGCTTCAGGTGGCGTATCAATAGGTAATACGACAGATTCAGGCGCAGCTAGTTTAAATATGAGCGGGTTAATATACCCTCAACAAGCTACTACAGCAGGTGCGCCAGCTTATGTTAAAGGCGCAATATACTTTGATACAACACTAAACAAACTTCGTGTTGGCGGAGCTACGGCTTGGGAAACAATAACTTCAATTTAAGGAAAGCATAATGGCAACTTTAATACCAAAATACACGCAGGTAACGACATCTAATCGGACAATCGCACAGAAGTTTGCTGAGACTGTTTCAGTTAAAGACTACGGTGCAACAGGTGATGGTACAACAGATGACACGGCAGCAATTCAAGCGGCAGTAACGGCTACGTCTATTGGTGGCAACATATACTTTCCACCAGGCACTTACAAGCTAACTTCAGCAGTTACAATTAATAAACCTATTACGGTATTAGGTAATGGCCCAGGTTCTGCATTTAATTCTTTAGGTTCATACGTTATTCAAACTAATACTGCCGCTAACGCGTTTACATTAGTAGCTACATTAGCTAACTATGCGTTTAGTCAGTACGGTATTGTTGGCGTGAACTTTCAAAATATCTGTATTCAAGGCCCTTCAACATCATCTTATGCGGCTAAAGGTGTTGGTGTAGATACTACAGTTAATGGTGGTGAATTTCATATCCGTGAAAATTCATTTACTAATGTAATTATTAAGCATTTTACGGCAGGCATTAATTTTACTGGTATTGCATACTTAAATAAATTTATTAATTGTCAGTTTAATTACAACACGACTGGGCTTTTAATTGCTAAAGGTGCTGCAAGCGATGTTGGCGGTCAAACAAGATTGTTTGGTTGTACTTTTGATTTTTGTACTACTGGCATTTCTTGGATAATGGACGGAACTGGCGGTGCTTTAACCGTTATTGGGTGTACCCTTGCTGACGGACAAATAGGCATTTCTTGTAATGATGAAACGCAATTAGTAGTTACTGGGTGTAGTTTTGAGTCTTTGACTAATAGTGGCGCAGGCGCTGGTATTTACGCATTAACTCCATCAACAAAAATCAACCCTGTTAGTGGCGGATGTAAATACATTGTAGGCAATAAATTTTTATTTAACGATGCTAGTATTTGGTTTAGCAATCAAGCAGCACTTGCAGGAACTCAACCCGTATCAACGTACCCTGCTAACATTGATGGTAATTCAAGTATAGACACTACGTTCTTAAAATTGACTACGCCCACAAACAACTTTGCTTTTAACAGTAACCTATTTGTTTTAGGTGCCTCTAACTCAGGAAATAATAACGGTGCAATTGGTTCATCGCAAATTAGCGCATTATTTCAAGGGATTGATTTAAGAAAATACAGGTACACTAGACAGTATGTATTTGATGCAACCTATGCTTCTGGAACTACTACATTAACTTTCCCTATTGGCTTCGTTCCTTTAGCAGTAAGAATGTATTTGACAGCTAATGCTACTGTCTTTACTGGGCTTAAATTAGGTGATTCTGACAACGATGCACGATATATCCCTGTTTTTAACGGGCAAACACAAGCGTTAAATACTTGGATTAATTGGACTCCACCAGTACCTCAGTTTAAAGTTTCAACTAATAACCAAACTCAGTTAAAACTTATTGGCACAACAGGTATGCAAGGCGCTACGGGCGTAATTGAAGTTGACGGATACACTACCATTTAGGACTTAACATGGAAAAATTAATAGCATTATTATCAAGCCCACGTATTCCTGTGCCGTTGGATAAGCAAGTACACTTTAATGTTGGGTCAATCATTGCGCTTATAGCATACTTTTTTATCGGATACTACGCTTTATTGCTAGTAATGGTAGTAGCTTTTGCAAAAGAATGGTATGATTATCAGC